ATTCGTTAATCCAACCGATTAAACCTTTGTGTCCACCAGCTTCAGAGTAATTCATTTCGCCAGTAAATTTATCATCACCTTTGAATAGAACTCCTACTTGAGCAAACACTTTAACAAACTTGGTATTACCATTTTTTGATGCACCTTTGACACCAAGTATTGTACCCTTGTTGCCATTATCTAAATTTACATTTCCTGAGAAATCAATTCTGATGGCTTTTTCATTGTTGGCATCATAAGGAAATAATACCCAATCCTTTTGCTTACCACTACCATTGTCTGACATTCTGTCCTCCATTTTTTTTTATTGATTGTTGTTGTGATTCAAAATCTTTTTCTATTGAATCATTTTGTTTCTTCCAATCGGAATACAAAGCAGTCAACTTAGTTTCGGTTGTTTGCTTTTTAATTGTATCTTTAATTGAAATTTGTTGAGTAGATCCCTTTTGATTGTTTAAGGCATTTACTAATTCTTCTGCACTAGCATATTCTGAACCTGATAGACCAAATGCAGCTATGCAACGACCTAACGCACTACTGGAACAATTTTCTAATGCACTTGTTTTATTTATGAAATTAGCATTTCTATGTTCTTCTGCATGACCAACAGCATAAATAGTATCAGAAATATATAGTTCGGTCTTAACCACAACTCTCTCATTATCATGGAATAATATTTCTTCATTAAATCTAGCTTCAGGAAAATATTGCAAAAGGTGTCTGTGTCTTTCATTAACTGTAGAATATTTTTTACCTTTAATATCAACAGTTGGAATATTCTTGGCACTTGTTAAACACTTTTTTCGTCTTTCTTTGAACCCTCCCTTACTTTCTTCTTCTGTCGTCTGTGGCTTTGGTTTCATTGTTTCCTTTCTTTTGTTGTATCTTTTGGTTTTCTTTAATTTGATCTATATCTTTCTGTGCTTTAGCTTCTAAATAGCTTTTATTTTTAGCAATCATTTGATCTTTTAACTTTAATAAATCTAACTCTTTATTAAGTCTTGATATTTCATCATCCCTTAAATGTAATTGCTCAATATGTTTCTTTTCATTATTTTCATAAGTTCTAATTTTAGTTTGCATCTTTGCAAGTTCCATCATTACAGTATCTGTCATTTTTTACCTTTCATTACTTCTTCAAGTGTTAATTTATGAACAATAATATCCTGTACTGCCTGACCTACTATTGCTCCTATATCCATGTTTAAGTTACCCAATAAATCTTTTCTTTCTTTAGCAGTTAAGATTACATAATCATTAAACCAAATATCTAAACTTTTATTTAGTTGGCTTGGACTTAGATGATCTGCTGTAAATGTTCCTCCATCTTCTTTTCTTGTCCATTCTTTTCCAATTGTTTTCATAGATTCTATTTATTAATTAATACAAAAAGTGTCAATAAATTATACAAATTATATTCTACTCTAGGGTTTGTTTTAATTCTTTTAATTCAATTTTATATGCAGCAGGTCTATCTTGGTAGCCAAAATTTGATAGCTTTTCTGGTGGTAGATCATCATTATAAATAAATGAACCCATAATACTAAAATTAAAATCTTCGTTGTTGTCTTTAATAATTAAAATATATTTACCTTTTTTTTCTCCAGGTCTTATCAATAAAAAATTATATGATTTCTTTTCTTGGGTTCTTATTTCTATATTGTTTTGAAAGTCTGAGTCTGAATAGAATTGGTTATCATCACTATAAGAACCATTATAAAAGCTATTAGTTGCCTTTGCATAAACAACCTCTCCTAGAGCTCCTAAGATACCATCTGTTAATTGTGATTTAATTCCTTTGGTGTAACCATAAGAAAAGGTTTTACCCATTCTAAGGTTGCCTATGTACCTCTTAGAGGCAATATTTAAGGCTAGTTCTACTTCGTTAGCTTCTAATTTAACTTTTAGCATTTCTTCTCCTTGTAAATAGAGTTCTCCAAAACCATGAACGCATCATAGATATAACTGTAAATATAACTGCTATATGGAAGCTCTCTAATATTGTTGGGTGTAGGTCAAAAAATGGAAATATAAACAATTGAATTAATGTAGATAAGATTAAACCACTACCTACATCAATTATAGTTTCAAATAGATTTCTCATATTTCATTACCCCAACTATCCCATCCATTAACCTTCTGTCTTGCAAATAATTCTATTCTAGGAAGATCGCCACATAATTCTATAATTTTATCCCTTATACAATCTGGTTTTCTTGAGTGTTCTCTTATTCTTTCATAAACAACTTGATGTACTCCCATAGAAATCCTTTTTGGTTTTCCTTTAGTAGCTATTAAACAAAGTTCTGTATTTGCTCTAGTCCAATAACCCATTCCCCAAAAAAAACTTTCTGCTTTTTTATTTTTTTTAACCCAATTAAATCCACAAGTTTTGTAAGTAAATCCCCATTTATTTATGGTTTCAATACCTTCTAATAATTTTGGAAAAGTAACCCATAAAAATAATATACAATCTTTACCTGATATATCTTGAACAGGTAAATCCCAAATTTCTTGAGGGTTCATTGTTTTATATTTAGATGTTACATTCCTTTTACTACCTTCCTTCCAAACTTGATAATGCCAAGCTGGATCTGCATAAATAATATTGTATTTTTTTTTGGGAAATGGAATCATTTTTTTTTATCCTTTCTTGCTTGATCTAATTGTTTAACTCTTTTTTCGTATTCTTCAATGCTTTCACCAGAGAAATATTTAAACCAGCAATTTGCACAGTAATTTTTACCTTTTTCTACTATATCGGCATTCATACCACATTTAATACATTGCCTAACATCACCATACATATTCATTCTTCATTTTCTGCTGCTATTATAGCTTTTCCAAGTTCTCTTGCGATTTGTGGAACGATTGAGTTTCCAAGACTTTTTACTCTGTTGGCTCTATCTTTGTCCAATTCATAGGATACCCCATTAGGAACTCCACAAAGTTCGGATTGAGTTTGCCACCAGGTTTGTTGTCTTTTAAAACTTTCCTTGCCATCGTTGGTTGAGCTTTGTTTCCTAGTTTCCAGGTGTTGTTGAAATTTATGTCCTTGTGATCTCTTGCCATTGGAGTCGGATACATCTTTTCTATCTTGTTTACTACATCGTTCAGTTTTGCTCCGAACTTCGTTCCAGTTCCAACTCTTGTTACACTCCAACCCTTTGAATTCTTTTGAACTGTTTCTGGTGGAGCTACTACATCCATTTGACAACTTGCCGAAGGTGTTGGGTACATCTGAACAAATGCAGTCAGATTGTGTTGACTTGCTTTCTTCCAACCTTTCCTTTTTATTAATGTTTCTGCATTCTCTTGACCACTTGCTTTTAGAGTTGGATACATTTTCATTTGATCTGATACCACTCTCATTGATAAATCCATTCCTCTTGTTTTGCCTATTGATGGTGGAACTGTATTCCTTGAATGATCTTGACTTGTTGGAGTTGGATACATTGCAGCCGATGATCCAGACTCTTTTTCTTTGATGCCAAGCACCGATGCCTGAAGCTGGTATAATAAGACATTGGACTTCGAAACCTTCTTTTTCCAAGTCAGTTTGCACCTGTCTGAGTACCAAGCCTTCTTGGATGTTAATAAGACCTTCAACATTTTCGCCAATGAACCACTTTGGTTTGCATTCTCTGACGACTCTAATAGTTTCATCCCAGAGGTATCTATCGTCATCTGTTCCTTTTCTTTTTCCTGCAACTGAGAATGGTTGGCATGGGAATCCCCCAGTAACGACATCTGCTTTGTATTTATCTCCTTTGACATTTCTTACATCTCCTTCAATTGGTATGTTTTTAAAATTTTTTTGCAAGACCTTTTGACAAAATTGGTCTTTTTCACAAAATGCGATTGTTTCAAAGTGTCCTGTAGATTCTAAACCTAATGAAAACCCACCGATACCACTAAATAAATCTAAAACTTTAAGCATGATTATTACTTTTTAATATGTTTTCTTTAGCAGTCAAATATTGGAGGTTGTTTTCTACATGAAGTCCACAAACATTTACACCTTTAAGGGGTATAATGTGATCTACATGATAACCCTTTTTTCTGTTTCTATAAATTTCTTTTATCTTTTCTATATTAGCCCATAATGGAATTGCTCTTAACTTTCTTGCATGACGCATAGCAGTATTATGATTTTTATTTTTTTTACCTTTGTCTGTTGCAGAGTATTTTTTATTAACTAAACTTTTTCTTCCAGATTCTACATATCTTTTATTAAATAATTTTCTGGCAGGATTATTCATTTTAAAAACATTTCTGCATTTAGGTGAACAATAAAGCCTATGTTTTTTATAAGTTGTATCATTAAATTTATTATTACAAATTTTACAATTCTTTTGAATAATATCTGGATAAACTCTTTTAGCTTTTAAGTTTCTTATTTTTTTGCAATCTTTACTGCAATAAATTTTTATATGATTAGTCGTATTATCTTTAAATTTTTTATTACAAATCTTACAATTTTTAATTGGTTGCATAATAAAAAATAAGTAATGCAATCTCTATTGCGATAATTGTTTCAAGCATTGTAATTGTTCCTTTGGTTTGAGGTTTTTAATTTTATTCCAAGTAACACCATTGATAGACCTAGATCCCTCAATGATGTTCTTGA